ATGAGATGTTCTTAGTTCTCTTCCATCAGTTAAAAGTTTTTCGCATAGACTCTCATCTACTTTCATCTTTGTTAGATAAGGCCCCCATAAAAAATAATTGTGTGTAGGTAATTCCATTAATATCCGAATTTGTTATCTGCTGGTTTAAACTCAGGGGTAAACAGAGGTTTAAATCTTTGTGCATATTTAGGATGCATAGGTCTACTCATACATCCATAACGTAGTGCATCGTATGCGTGGTCTTCTGCATTCGTATCCACATCTTCGGGGTTTTTATTATCTGTTGGTAAAGTGCCTAATGTTCTAATTAAGTTTTTACAATTTTTAAAAATTCTAATACCAGGCTGTTTATCAACTACTGATAATCTTTTATGAATTTCTAACTTACCACTAATTCTGCTTTTAGGTGATCTATCTGATTGTCTCCAACGACAACCTTGTTGTATCATTGTCTCTGCAATGCTTGGGCCTACATCACCTCTTTTAGCCCATGTACTTGAATCTAGTACTCCGTATTGAATATACTCACCAGATTCTAAATCAATTACTTGTCTTGCGAAAACATCCGCTGTAACTTTGGAAGTATATAGTTCTCTATAAATCCACAGATTGTTGTCATAATCAACAGCAAACCATAAAACACAAGCAGGAGAGCTATAGCCCCAGTCAGCAGCACGAAACTTATACCAGCCTCTAGGAATCTCAAAAGGTTCGACAACGTGAGTAACTTTATTAAATTCTGGAAAAGCTGAATCTTCATATGCATCCCAATCTCCATCTAAAAATTGTTTACGCTGTACATCTGGTAAAGACGCAAGCATAGCGTAGTAATCATCTGTCTGCATCAAGTATGGGTTATCTTGTAACTTAGCAGGTATAAATCTTCTTGTAATAGTTTTTGTACCTACTGGAGTATCAATCTTTATATCAAATGCAGTGTTAGGCTCTGCAGGATCTACAAACATTTCTTTAACCCACTGTGATCCAATGTTACCTGGATTACCTGTAGCTCTTAAATAAACAGGTATATCTTTATCAACAGATCTAAGGGATGATCTTAAAAAATTATATATGTCTGGCGAAGGATATTGTGGAAGTTCGTCTATTCCTATCCATGTGTACGATTGACCTTGGTAACGTAAAACGTCTGTCATGTTCTCTGCGTAACCAAACTCTATCTTTGCTCCCGATGGGAATCGCCACTCTTTTTCTTGCTCTCTCCATTTTGCTCCTGGATATGCCTTTGAATAGAGTAGTTGAGATTTACTAATTAAATCTCTTAACTCAGGCATAGTTCTTCTAATTAGAAGTGCTCTATGATGAGGCTTAGAACAATAACGAAGTGGATCTACTAGCATGGCATAAGACTTGCCTCCACCTCTTGCTCCTCCGTAAAATACTTCTCTTTCTGAAGCTGCAAGAAATTCTGTCTGTGGGCCACCATTGGGCTTAAAGATAACGTCTTGCGATTTTACATGCTCTTGTATTGTCTTAGGAGCACTCTCGATTATATCTTCCGTAAGTAGTTGTGTTTCTTTACCAGTAAGAGCTTTGTTAATAGTTAACAGTTTCTTCTTGGCATTTTCTGCAGCTATCTTTGCTGAACGCAAAGTTTGTTCTGCTTGTGCAACTTTCTTACGTTTGGTCGCTAGAATCTGTTTGACTGATCTCTTGGCTCGCTGTTTGCTTTTCAACTTCGGCTTCGGAGGTGGTACCGAGTTTAACTCTTTTTCTAAGTCCGACATGTGATATATATCTTTTTGTTGTAGCAGTTAGCCATTTAGCAGTCTCTCTGTATGAACAAGTTTTTAAATATTTCTTTGCTTGATCCAGAGCTTGTAATTCTGTTTTAATTGGTTCTATGTAATCTTTATGAGTTTCAGATTGTTTAAAACCAAATGGAATTTGCCTAGTTCTTTTCTTGATCCGTATTGGTTCCATCTTTAGCTGGTAATATAAATATTCCGTGCATAGCTTTCATATTTATATCTAGTTGATCTTTCTTTACAATTCCAATTCTATCTAATATTTGTGTGGCAGCGGCTAGACGGATGCTTGCGTGTGGAGTTGTGCCATCTTCGTCTAGCAAATCGGTGAGTTTAGTGGCTGCCTTGGCAGAATGTGTGGACAGGTGATTCTCTGCCAATTCTGTAATCTCTTTTTTTAAGTTCCTTACAACTTTAGGATAACTATGTTTAGAATATCCTGCTATCTCAGCTGCTTTTCTTGGATCTCCCTTTGCTTCCCCGAATAATACTTCGAGAAACTTTTCCTGCATATCTGTTAAGTTTTTCTTTTGACTTGGAATTATAGAAGAATCCGTGTTTTGCATTTATTATTTCCATAAACTGCTTAAATGGCAGTTTGTATACTGAGTCTAACAAGTTATTTTAGTTTAGCTTTTAGGTCTGCAAGGTTTTTCTTAGAGTAATTTTTACCAGCAGCTTTTCTTTTCTCCATATAAGCAATTCTTTTCTTATATGATTTCATAGTTTCTGCATCAAGAGCAGGTTTTGGTCTTTTGATGCTACCTTTAGGTGCAATTCTAGACTTAGCTCTATCTCTAGCAGTAGCTGGAGTAACATTTCCTCTTTTTACCTTAGATGAATCTCTAGTTTCAGCAGCTTTTTTTCTAGTTTGTGCAGATTTAAACATACTTTCTGCAGCATACATTTTGTCTGTAGCTGATCTGTTTGCTTTTCCTGCAGCTGTAGAGAGTCTTTGTGCTTTTGATCTAGGACTTTCGAAGATACTGTTCATAGAAGCAGACTTTACTCTGTCTTTTCTACGTTTCTCAGCAGCTTTAAAGTCCATTATGTTCGATGAACCATATCTTTTTGTCATAGTTTTCCTCAAGTTGTTAAATTGGTACCAATTATTAGAAATATAAATCAGTGATGACCGTGTATATATTGCTATATTCTGAACGTGTGTGTCCCTTTGATTTATATTTAGCCTATATTATTATATTATAACGTGATTAACAATTTTGTCAAGCTATATTTTAACTTTTTTTTAATTTTTTTTATTTTACCCTTGACAAAATTGACAGTGGGGTGTATAATAGAATTAATGACCCCCAGGGGAGGCTTTACATATACATGATACGTACACGTAGATTCCCCCTAGGGGATACATAGGGGAATGGCTTGGAATTATATAGCTATTTCTATAGAATAATATACCCTATATTCTGGCCACCAAGGGGTTAACGGGGGAAACCTTGATTTTATCATGACTACGTATGTATAGTATACGTGGGGGGCTATGGCACCTGCGTATCCCCTATGGGTACACCAAATATAAAAACAATATAAAAATTTACACTAGGGGATAGCTAGGGGTTTCCGAGTTTAAACTGGGGGGATAGTTTGTAAATTTGTAGCTAGGTAAAGCTATGGAAACCAAATTAAAACAAGTTTAATACAGGCACAAAAAAACCCCCCCAAGTTTATGGCTCGGGGGGGTTAGGGTTAGTTAGTGTTAACTAGCTTTTTTTAATTCTCCATTGATGTCTATTTCATAATCAATAGAAAAATCTCTCATACCTTTATATGCTTGAGAATTAAACATTGCATTGATGTTAGATAATGTTTCCATAGTTTTCTCATCAACCATGTCAAAAAATCTTACATCTTTTTTTGTAGCATAATCTAAAGCTTTATTGAATTGACTAAAGAATAGACTAGCTGATTGTCCAAAAGTTAATTTTTCATCATTAGTTTTTGGTTTTCTCGATACCCTAGTCGGTACAGCATATTTTACTTTGTAAGCCCTATCAACTACGCCTGTATTTACTTCAACTAATTCTGTTGAAGTGTTCTCTCTTTTTTTGTTGTTAGCTTTTTGACCCTCTAATTTTTCAACAATGAAAGGCGTTGCAATTTTAGACATTACAAAAACTTTAGAGTTTTTTGTGTCCACTTGAAACTCTTTAGGGTGGTCAACTAACATCAATCCTAATTTAATAGCCCTTGTCACAACCATTTCAAAAGCGTGATTAATGCCGTTGGTTCTAACATAACCAACTAAAGAATAGGAGTGCTCTCTCAATGCTTTAGTTTGTATAGCTTTTTCGCTGTCGCTAGTTTTAGTATTTTTTTCAGTAGCTTTTTTATATTCTAAAACTACATTTTTTATAGCGTCAGCAATTTTTGGCAATAAAACGTTCATTAAATTAGACGTATTTTTCAAAGCTAAATTTAACGTATTTTTTAACGTTTCATTTGATTTTAAATCCAACATTAAATTGTCTTTTTTAATGTCAGCTTTTTTTGTTTCATTAGTCATATTTACCTTATCTAGATTTACCATTAATTTTTATAATTAATTTTAAATAAATCATTAATGACATTATGCAAATTAAAATAGTTAAGTCAAATAATGTATAAAATAATTTACAACTCATAGTAGAATTAACAGCTGTTAATTATTAGAACAAAACGTGAACTGCTATTTAGAATCATTCTAAACTGATGTTTCACGTGAAACAATCTGAATAGTGTGATATATTTGCAACATTGTGTCATATATTTACCATACTATAATAATATGGCAGAAATAAGGCAATATACATATATAATAAATAAATAATTAATAGATATATATTTTATATATATAATATAGTTATATTATTTATATATAAATCATATATATATTTTTTATATATAATTATAGGGGTATGCAAAAATTAGATATCTAATAATTGCATAGCTTCTACTTGACCTATGCAAAAATTGCATATATACTGAAAGTATAAATTAAAAAGTGAGGTTTAAAAAATGACAATGACATTTTTTCTAGTGCTTATGTTTTTATTTCTAGCTGTTTCAATTTGTTATTTTGGAATTAAAGCAACATTTGAAATAGTTAATAGAAACAATAAGCAATATTTAGAAACTATAAACAAAGTTAAGCCAAAATTAAGCCAGAAAAAGAACTAAAAAACTTATCTCCCTATAAGTTGCGAGGGGGCAAATTTTACCAAGCCCCCTTGCTTTTACACTTGACACACATAATTAGCTAATGTAAGGTAATTTCAGAAAGGAAAAATGACATGAAACAAGTGATGTATGTAGCAATTATGTGGTTATTACTCGGTAGTCTTATCGGGTTAATGGGCGTATGATTGATGAAAATGTATAGCCCCTATCGGTAGCAATATCGGTAGGGGCTTTTTTATTGCTTGACACAATGCCACACCTTTGATATTATGTACCTATTAACCAACAACAAGGAGTAAATATGACAACTGATATAGCTACAATGGAACGTATCGAAAGAGAAAAAAGAGATGCGTTGCATAGCCAAGTGGTAGTACCTAACAAAGAAAAAAACTTCCACCAACAAAACACCAAAGACTTGAATACAGCAAGAGATATATTCAAAAAAAGTAGTGAGCTTGATAATATTTCCATGTTTGATATGGATAAATTTAGAGAAATAATGAGGAGATAATATGGTAAAAAAATATAATTTAACAGATTATCTAAATGGTTTAGTTAGTGAATCTAAACAAGCTGACGAAACTGAATTTATGATAATTCAAAATAGAATAAATAAAAATATGATGAGTGATATGGAATCTCTTGAAAATAATTTAGTAGCAAACAATATACCACCACCGATAGAGTTTATCTTTATGATTTATTTTTCTTTGCTTTGGGATAAAGTTGTAAGGTTTAGCAAAGAAAGTAAAGCAGAAAAATTAGAAGATAATATAAAAGGTACTTTTGAAATGGTGATGGAAAATCCACCAGAACTACAAAAAATTATAAAACACTAACCGATTAATTACTCCCTCTAGCCCCCCTTGTCCTTGACATAGGGGGGTTTTTTTGTTATGGTGAATTATGTTTAAACATAAATTAACCAATGAGGATATCCTATGGCAGATGAAACACATCTATTAAAATGGCGTAGGTCTTTACGAAAAAAGGCAATCAATATACTTGCTTTGATTGAGAATAAAAAAGTTCCTTGTCCAGAAATAGACAAAGAAATTCGTGAAGCTGTGCATTGTAATCACATGTGGAAAGAACATGGCGAATGGGAAAAGAATACTGAAACAGTACCTTTACCAGAACCAAAAGACTTACACTTTCAAGCAACAGATGAATAATGTTTGAGTTATTCATGTTTTTATTTGATGACTTTGAGACTCGTATGGGTAGGTTTTATGTAGTTGATAAAACTTTTAACTCATACGAGCATTGTCAAACCTATGTTGATAGTGTAAGAAAAGATAATCCAAACGGAAACAATCAAATATATTTACCAAACGGCAAAGTCATTGGCTTGACTTGGTGTTTGCCACTTGACACACACAAAAATATAAGCTATACTGTCCACGTTATATCTGATTAGCAGATATAATTTTTTAAATTAACAATGCTTCGTTAGTTTAAACAGCTATTATGTTGTGTGTAAGGGGTATGATTTGTGGAGATGTAAGAAATCAATCTAGCTGAAAAGACTTACTTATGAGAATATAGGTTGCAACCTTATAGTGTAGTAATAACAGCTTTAAGCTACAAATCTCGCTAGACAAATCTACCCCTTTTTTATTTGACATTTCCAAAAAAATTTGATATAGTGTATTCATAGTCAGCGAGAGTTGGCTATCCTTTTTTGTGTGAGACGGAGAACAGCTGTAGGGATTTTTCCCACGCAACAATAAAAGGGGGGTGGGATTGTCTTAAAATAAAATCACACTTGCGTGGTTGCTTGTCAATGCATTGATTAAGTAGGTTGCCCACCCCGAATATTAATCTATAACAAGGAGATACAATGCAAATATATGCTGACGTACAAATAGGCAAGGTATCTGATTTTCTATACACAGTCTTAACCCAAACGAAAGCTAAAAAGTTTCGTGCAGGTTTTTTAAAAAAAGATGGTAGTTATAGAAAAGGAAACTTTGACCTTAAAGATAGAAATACATGGAAGCAAACTGATGGCACCATGTATCAACGCAAAGGTAAAAAGCGTACCACTAATCCAGATGAGTACATCTTGGCTCATGACTTGGATAAAAAAGCACCTAGAAATATTTCTGTGAGTAGGTTGCTTTGGTTTAGTGTAGGCAAAAAAGTCTATAAAATCAATACTTTAACAGCAGATGATGATTCAATTAGAATCTTTCAGTTTGA